GGATGGATAAAAGAGAAGGATGAAAACCTCTCTGGCGAAGATCTCCAAGAAGGTATGCTTGTTGTCTTTAGCCTCACTGCTCCTAACATTAGTTACGATGCTCAAACAAAATCTCGAATAGTTAAGATTGATATGACTCCTTTTACTGGGGTTATAGCGGAAAACATTAGAATCTGGCTTGCTTCTAATGAAAAAGATGTTAAGCAGATTGCCGATAAAGCTCTTAATGCTCGTAAGGCGAGAGAAGCTGCAAAGAAAGCTAGAGATAGTGCAAGAAACATCAAGAGCAAGAAGGAGTCAGGATTAAGAGCTAAGGCAAGCAGCGGCAGTAAGTTTATTGATTGCGGGAACCGCAGCCCTAAAGATCGTAACCTCATGATCGTAGAAGGCGTATCAGCGGCGTCCGCAGTTGTAGAAGCTCGTAATCCAAAGACTGATGCTATCTATCTCTTGCGAGGAAAGATCTCTAGTCCCTTAAAGACCGATCTTAATAAACTTCTTGCAAGTACAGAAGTAGCAGATCTTACCAAGCAAATTGGAGCTGGATTTGGGAAAGATTTTGATGCAAACAAGATTCAGTACGACAAAATCATTATTGCTAGTGATGCCGACTCAGATGGTGAACACATAGAGCTTGAATTAATGACTCTTTTCTTCACTTATATGCGACCATTAATTGAAACTGGTCATCTTTATCGAGCAGTTACTCCTCTTTATATCATTCGGGATAGTAAAAAGGAGACATATTGCTGGACGGAAGAAGAGTATCAAGCTATTCGTAAGACTGTTAAGGGTGATGTGGTCAGATGTAAAGGTCTTGGAGAACTTAACTCTCATGACCTAAAAGCAGTATGTTTTGATAATCAGCGTTATAAACGCATTACTATCAGTGACGCAGAAAAAGCAGAGCAACTGCTCAATATCTTGATGGGTGGCAGCGCCGATGCCCGCAAGCAATATATCTACGATAACGCAGAAAGGCTAGGGTTTAACTTTGACTGATACATTTAAAATATATGAAACCACTGAAGAAGAAGATAAAGAGCTGATGGAATTGCTACAACTTGATGACTATGACTACTTACTCAAGATATTTGATAAGAAAAGTCTTTATATATCATTTAATGAAGATAAAACTGCTATTCTCGTGAAATTGCCTCATAATAGTATTTCCTTCTATTTCATTCGCAACCGGTTAACTGGGGCTGTAGAGCTTGCATCTGCGAACGTATATTGGGAACATCGATCAGAACAGTTAGAGGAGTCATCTAAAGATGATTAATGATAATATAATTGAACGCGATATACTCGACGAAGCGAAAGATAACTTCCTAACATATTCAAGTGAAGTTCTTACCGATCGTGCAATCCCCTCTGCGGAAGATGGTCTTCTTTCTTCTCAGCGAAAACTCCTTTGGACAATGGCAGAATATCTTAAAATGGACGCTAAGAGCAAGACTAAGAAGTGTAACTCCATTGTTGGTGCCACTCTTCTTACTTCTTATTTCCATGGTGATATGTCATGCTATGGTGTTCTTCGTAAGATGTCGCAGGAGTTCCTTATGCGCTATCCCCTAGTAGTTGGTCAAGGATCTCTTGGCACCCAAGAAGATAATGATATGTTCTCTAGCTCTCGTTACACCGAAGCTAAGCCATCTATTTTCGCAGACCTGATGATGACCGACTATGGGAAAGATGTTGTTCCTAAGAAGGAGACTTATACGGGAGAATATATGGAACCTGTTATTCTTCCCTCCCTCTTCCCTAATGCTCTTTGTAATGGCCGGCAAGCGATCGGCATTAGTATGAGCCATAGCTCACCTAGCCATAATCTCACCGAGGTTTGTAATGCTGCAATAGCAGTTATTAACAATCCGAATATCTCTCTCGATGATCTCATGGCTATCATTCCTGGACCAGATTTCCCCCTTGGCGGCACGATCATCAATAGCAAAGAGGTACGTGCGGCGTTCGAGTCTGGTAAGTCACGAGTTTCTCTCAAAGTTCGCGGTGACTATGAAATCAATGGACAGGATATCATCTTTACTAGCATCCCTTATCGAACTTATCGGAATAAGATCAAGGAGCAGATTGCTAGTAATATTGACGTATTCGATGAAGTTCTAAGTGACTATGACGACGAAAGTGGCCTTGGTAAAAACAGGCTTGTCTTCCACGTAAAGCCAGGTATCGCAATCATTAGCGCACTAAATAAGCTATTCGCTCTTACTGATCTTCAATCTTCGGTGTCCTATAACATGAACTTTATCCTTAATGGCACACCGAAACTACTATCTCTCAAACAGTTGCTTCAAGCATATATCTCTCACCAAGAAAATGTGCTAATTAAAGCAACTGAGTATGACAAAGCAAAGGCAGAAGCTCGTATCCATATTCTTGAAGGAATAATTGCGGCGCTCGATGTCATTGACGACGTTATAGCAAGAATTAAGGAAGCTAAGGACCGCGCGGCCGCACGTGCCTCACTGATGACTTTCCTTTCTATTGATGAAATCCAAGCTAATGCCATTCTCGATATGAAGCTTGGTAGACTAACAAGACTAGATAAAGAAGAGCTTATCCAAGAGCTCGAAGAAAAGCGTCTGTTTGTTGAACAGTGTAATCGTATCCTCACTATTCAGGAAGTGAGAAATCAGACTTTGATAGAGAGAATCACTAAATTAAGAGACACTTATGGTGATGCTCGTCGTACAAAGTTGGTTGACATTGAGGATGAAACAAAAGAAAAGAAGGAAACACCTAAGCTTCCTCCTGAAGAGTGCGTGTTGGTAATTTCTGGAAATGGCGCGGCAAAGCGAATTGCCCTAAAGAACTTCAAGACTCAGAGAAGAAATACAGTAGGAACCAAAACAAATGGTGACTACGTTGCCTACTCGAATAAAACCAACACCGAAGATATCCTTATGGTGTTTACTAATGCTGGCAAGATGTATCGTCTACTTGTGGAGAATATTCCAGAAGGAAGTAATACAACTGCGGGCGCTCCTTTGTCTAGCTTGATAAAATTTGAGGACAATGAAGTACCAATGGCATATACTACATTATCCAGAGGTACAACTTACAAATATATATTCTTTGCTACGAAAAATGGATTGGTCAAAAGAGTTCCGCTTGATGAATACGATAAACTCAAGCGCACTGGTGTCTCAGCTCTTAAATTGCGGGAAGGCGACTCCCTAGCTGCTATTACCTTCCTCAATGATGAGCCAATCATGCTCGTAACTAAAGTCGGTGTAGTTATTCGCTTCCCAACTAAAGATATGCCAATTTCTTCTCGCATCGCGCAGGGTGTAAAAGGCATGACTCTTAATGACGGAGATTCTATCTATCTCGCACTACCTACCTCCGTTCCCGCGGATCATCTTGCTATTGTTTCAGAGTCTGGACAAGGCAAGCGAGTAGCTCTTACTGAGTTCCCCACTCAAAATCGTGGAGGAAAGGGACTCTCTTGCTACCCCGGAAGAATCGCTGGAGCTGCTCTAGTAGGATCTGACGACCGTCTGCTGATAACCGGAGATAAAAGTGCTGTTGTCATCGACGTGAATGATCTACCAGCTCTATCACGCACAGCTAGTGGAAACTCCGTTATCAAGAATAACAACAAAGTAATCTCAATCGCAAAGGTATGAGAGGGAGGTATACTCCCTCTCTATTGTTATTATAATAAAATTATGTTATTATAATCATAAGGAGTTGAATAACGTGAAGGTTTTTATATCTATGCCAATGAACGGTAAAACTAAGGAAGAAATAGCTAACCGTATGGCTGAAATTGGCGAAATGCTAAAGACAAGATTTCCACATGATAAAATCGAAGTACTTGACTCTCTTATCAAGGATACCAGCAATGGTCCTGTATGGTGCCTTGGTAGAAGCATTATGATTATGAGTCATGCAGATCTTGTTGTTTTTGATAAAGACTGGAGACTCGCAAGGGGTTGCAAAGTAGAATTTGATGTTTGCAGCTACTACGGATTTAGGTTCTTGGAGATATGAGCTTTAACAAAGATAAAATTCATGAGCTATATCCCGGTGCAGAAGATATGATGCAAGAGGCTATGCTGATATGGAAGCTGCCGGCCGGGAAAGAAAACATGATGTCTGAAGTATGTGAGAATGGTCAATACTTCGCAGAAGAAAAGCTTGATGGAGCATGGTATCAGTTTACAAAGGGAACAAGCGGAGAGAAATATCTTTTCGGAAGGACTATCTCTAAGGTCACTGGTTTGATGACTGAGAAGGGTGGTAACGTCCCTCATATTCTTTCTGCTTTTGATTGTCTCCCTAATGGTACTGCTTTGATAGGAGAGATCTATTTTCCTGGCGGAACGGCCAAAGATAGTGTAACCATCATGGGTTGCTTATCAGCGGAAGCCATCAAGAGACAAGAGAGCGGCAGAGGGAAGATTCACTACTATGTGCATGATATCATCTTCTACGATGGTGTCAATCTTATGGGCACTGGAGCTTGGGATAGATATCGTATACTCAAAGCTATATGGGAGAAACATAGTCTTCAGGAGTATGATTATCTGCGGCTGGCCGAGGTCGTCGAGCGAGATATTGAGGATGAAGTTTCTCGTATCCTGAAGTCAGGTGGAGAAGGTATGGTACTAAAGAAGAGAGATGCCATCTATTATCCTGGAAAGCGTCCGGCTTGGACAGCGATTAAATTCAAGCAGATGGACGACATTGACCTTGTTTGTACGCGCACTATACCTGCCACCCGCATATACACAGGTAAAGATATTGATACTTGGTCTTATTGGGAAGAGGGCTCTCCTATGTTCTATGATTGCTTTGAAGAAGACCATTGCTTCGGTGGATGGAACTGGCGAACTATACAAGGTAATTATAGCGGACAGTATAAAATACAACAGTTTAGCAACCCTGAATTAAGAGGCAGTAAGTTTATGACTGGAAATGAAAGAGCATATGTTCCAGTCACTAAACCCTACTTTTATGGATGGCATACCGCTATTGGTATCGGTGCCTATGACGATGAAGGTAATCTTATTGAGCTTGGCACAGTCTCTTCTGGCTTAACCGATGGAGATAGAGCTTTAATGGGTGCAGAACCTTCTGAATATATTGGTAAAGTTGTTTCTCTCCATTGTATGCTGATAGACAAGAAAGAAAAAACTCTTCGCCATCCAGTCTTTAAATCCTGGAGAGATGACAAGAACGCAAAGGACTGTAAGATCAGTGAGGTATTCAAATGATCGGTAAGAATCTTATAGTTAGGATTAAGTTAAATGACCACACAACTTTTATGAGCGATGAAGTTGTCTCAATTCTCTATGATATTGACTCAGAAGAACGAGAAATGGTAACTGTTTTTCTCCGAGGCAAAAAAATAAGTTACTATCTTGACGATCTTGAGATGCTACAACTCTATCCTAAAACCGTCACTAATTGACAAATAAAAAATTATCTAATATAATTTAACCATAATCTAAATAAGGAATGGATTATGACACGGAAACAAATTAAGAAACACGCTGCTTAGATACTTGCTTGGGAAAAAATAAGGCAAGATCCAAGCTCCTCAGATAAACAGAAACGTGATGCTGAGCAAAAAATCATGTAGATAACCAACATGATTAGCGCACTTCCTCATGGAGAAGGGCTTACTATTTTAGTAGAAATAGACGATATTATTCAGCATCAAATCGCACAAGAAAAACTACAAAATAAGGAGATAGAATAACAATGGCTGCAATGAAGGAAAACACTCGCAAGGTTTTTGAGTACCTAAAGGCCCACAATGACGAAGATCTTACCGCTGCCGATGTAGCAGAAGTTCTTGGTCTTGAGAAGCGTCAGGTGGATGGCATCTTCACTTCTGCTCTCCAGCGTAAGCAGCTCGGTGAGCGCATTCCTGCTGAACGTGAAGAGCAAGATGGTTCTCATACTAAGATCAAGCTTTTGAAGTTGACCGCCGAAGGTCTCAAGTTTGATCCTGACGCAGAAGAATAATTATTAGGGAGAGTAATTGCTCTCCCTAATTCACTATAAGGAGAACAATAATGAAACCTATTATCTTTCCAATTACTGTTGATGGATAGGGTAGAGTAAACATAAGTTTCAAAGAACTTTCTGACCTGCTTGATAAGGCATATGCAGCTGGTAAAGCTGATGGCGGAGAGATTCATTATGATTGCCCCTATCAACCTTGGATTATAAATCCTGTAAATCCAACTCCTAGTTGGACCGGAGGCCCTATTTACACTACTGATCATGCCACTATAGGGGATGGAGACAGTACTTCTACTACTACCACCACGGCTATTACATCTAATCAGCAATGATATATGCACTAATAGCAAGTTTAATCATTATAGTGATTTTACTTGTTGTAGTAATTATATTAAAAAAACAGGTTAATATCTAGGTAGAAGCAAATAGATAGCAAACTGTTATAAATACATAGCTTGAGAAAAAAGGCGAAGAATTAAAATAGCGTAATGATCTTGTCAAACAAGAGAATGAAGAGATAGAAAAGCGAATCGCTGGATTAAAAACATCTATATAGGCATAGGAAAATATCTTGAAATCTATCTCTACAACTAATGCTACAATGCGCGCTGAGGCTTAGTAGCAAGCGGAAGCTATACGTGCGGACGCCAGGTTATAGGCAGAATCAATGCGAGAAGAATAGCGCCGATAGTCAGACTTAATGAAAACTTAGTCAGAAGAAGCGCAAAAATAGATAGCTTTAGCATAGTAGCAAGCAACTGAAATCGCATAGAGCTCTATAGAGAATGCTAAGAAGCAAGCTGAAGAAGCCTATCAAGCTAGGTTTGAGGCGCTCGCCGCAAGTTATGAGTAGAAAGAAAAAGAATACAAGCAAAAATATGAGCAAGTTATCGCTGCGTTAAATCGCAGTATGTTAGTTGAAAAAGACAAACTAGAAGATTTAGAGGCCAAATAGAGAGCTTACTACGAAGCCCAAAAACGTGCGTAGGAGATAGAAGAGTAGAAAGACTATTATCGTCTTGTGCTATCCGAGTTTGATCTAAGTGATGTCTTCTTATTAAGAGACTTATAGAAAAAGTTCACCAAGAAAGAAGTCATCGACAAGATGATTTGGGAGACCTACTATCGTCCTGCTTTTGATGCTTTAACGGGTAGAATCTTCCAAAAAGAGAAAGTCAGCGGTATCTATAAGATTACTAGCTTGCAAACAAATCAAGCTTACATTGGCTAGTCTGTAGATATCAAAGAACGATTTAGATAGCATATTAAGACAGGTTTGAGTTGTTCTATAGCGACTAACAAGCTCTATCAAGAAATGTATAAACAAGGCCCAGAAAACTTCACCTTTGAAATTCTGGAGCAAGTACCGAAAGAAAAATTAAATGAACGAGAAACCTATTGGATTGAGTTTTATAAAACTAAAGAGATAGGTCTTAATGTTACGCGAGGAGGAGCTTAATTGAGCGAGATTCAAGTTGCAACTACAGGTTTTCACTGTGTTAGTAATGCTGTTGTATATGATTTAAGTGAATCGTTAATTGCGGCTGGCTATCCTATGGCAACCACTACACGAGATATAATAGGCGTATGGACGGAACCCGCAGACTATGAACGAGGAAAGAAATTGTCAAAAGCAACCCTAAAGGGTAATCAAGCACACGATCAATTTCTTTCTGGCATTCGCATTGCTTTTGATTTACGTTGCTCTAACAAGATGTGGG